GCCTGACTAAGGTTCCCATAGTAGATATTATAAACATAACCCACAGATAATTAAGGAGTTAGACATATGGCAAGACTGATTGAGAGTATGCCTACTTATAAAGATGAAGTAGAGCATGAAAAAGAGATGAGGAATTTAGGTTCTAATAGGACTAATAAAAGGCTTCAATCTCATATAGAACGAGAAGAAGAAAGTGTTACTAGCTACGGGAAAGTAATGGTAGCAAACACTATAAGACCTTTAGCAAAAGCTATTGCTGAATGGGTAGAGGAACAATCACAAAAAACAATAGGTAAACCATCTATTGCCTTCCTAAAAATGTGTGAAGTAGAACCTGAAATATTAGCTTTAATTACTGGTAAACACATAATCAATACAATTACACAATACAAACCATTAACCGCAACGTGCATATCATTGGGCGGTAAAGTTGAAACTGAGATTAGTCTTAGAAATTTTAAATTTTTAAATCCTGATTTGTACCAAACAGTTAAACAAGATTTAGATAAAAGAAGTTTTAACTACACTTACAAAAGAAGAAAACTAAGAGAGAGCGCTAAGCGTGATGAGGTAATGAGATGGGAAGAATGGAGTACACCTGTTAAATTACATGTAGGACTTAGATTAGTTGAGCTTATGATTTATGCTACAGGTTTAATTGAGATAAGCACAGAGACTGTAAAACATAAAAAAGCTAAAATCATAAAACAAACAGAGACTACTAGAGAATGGATTAAGAATAGAAATAGTTTTAATGAATTACTTAATCCTGAGTACTTACCGACAGTTATGCCGCCGAAGTTATGGAGTACAGTTGTAGGTGGTGGCTATTGGACTAAAGAGTTACCTGAGCTTGAGCTTGTTAAACAAAAAAACAAGAAATACAAAAAAGAGTTAGAAAACTATGACATGCCTGAAGTGTATGATGCTGTTAATACTATGCAGGCTACACCGTTTAAGATTAACACATTTATTTTACGTGTTATGCAGGAAGCGTGGGACAAAGGGTTAGCTGTTGGTGGTATGCCGCCTAACACTAATTATGATATTCCAAACAAACCACATGACATTGAAACCAATGTTGAAAGTAGAAGAGACTGGAAAAGAAAAGCTGTAATGGCTCACACAGAAAATGCTAGAATGTTTTCTAAACGTTTACTGTATGCTAAAATTATATGGCTTGCACAAAAGTTTAAAGATTATGCAACGTTATATTTTCCATTACAATTAGACTTTAGAGGCAGAGCTTATTGTGTGCCGGCGTTTTTAAACTATCAGTCTATTGGCGGTGCCAAAGCTTTATTGTCTTTTGCACAAGGTAAAGCAATCACAAAAGAAAACAAAGGTGATTACTGGTTAGCTGTGCATGGTGCTAACATGTACGGTCAGGATAAAATATCTTTTAGTGACCGTGTTAAATGGACTGAGGATAATGAAGCTTGGATTATTAAATGTGCTGAAGACCCAATGTCAAATAGACAATGGGAAGATGCATCTAATCCATTTCAATTTTTATCTTTTTGTGATGAATGGAAAAGATTTAAAGAACAAGGATATGGATTTGTCTCTCATATTCCTGTAAACGTAGACGGTTCTTGTAATGGTCTACAGATTTATTCTTTAATGTTAAGAGACAGTAAAGCAGGTAAGTTAGTTAATTGTTTACCTAGTGATACACCACAAGACATTTACCAATTAGTTGCTAATGCAGTTATTGAGAAATTAAAAAAAGATGCAGAAGAAAATAAACCTTTTGCTCAGTTGTGGTTAGACTATGGAGTTAAACGTTCAACTACTAAAAGAAGTATTATGACTATCTGTTATGGTTCAACTAGATATTCATGCACTGACTTTGTAATTGAAGATTTAACAAAACGTAAAGACAAGGGAGAAAACCATCCATTTCAAGATGAGATATTCAGACCGGCTAGTTATTTAGCAAGTGTCATATGGGACAGTATCGGTGATAATCTGAAATCTGCTAGGATTGGTATGGACTATCTACAAACAATCGCACGTACGGTTGCGAAACAACAACTACCAGTGCATTGGGTAACGCCGGTTGGTTTTCCAGTGTATCAGTCATATCCAGAGATGAAGTCTAAAAGAGTTAAGGCTATGTTGATGGGTGAAGTTATTAAGCCTCGTATAAATACTGAGACTGACTTAACTGACAAACTACGAATGGGTAACGGAGTAGCCCCTAACGTAGTTCACTCGGTAGACAGTGCAGCTATGATGAGTACAGTTAATATTGCTTATAAAAATGGTATTACTAATTTCTGTAATGTACATGATAGTTTTGGCACAACCGCAGGTGATGTGGAAACACTTAATAAATCTATTAGAG